GAAAGATGCGTGAAGTCAATGTGGCTTTAAATGCTGAGGTAAATTATCTAAACAAACGGCTGAACCATTTTTAAAATGAAAACAGTTAACGCTGAGTATATACGCCTGTTTTAATGACGTATATACAGTGTTATGTGCCGTTTTTATTCACGAATTTAATTTAGAAAGATGAAGAAATATAAAATAATTTATGCAGACCCTGCTTGGAATTACAATGGTCAAATTTACGAAAGAGGTGGAACTCAAAACCACTATAAAACAATGGACACTAATGAAATTGCATCACTAAATGTTGAAGAAATATCTGATTGGGATAGTGTATGCTTTATGTGGGCAACTTTTCCAAAATTAGAAGATGCTTTATATGTAATGAGATGTTGGGGATTTACTTACAAAACAGTTGCTTTTACTTGGGTAAAGAAAAATAAGAAAGCAGATACACCATTTTTTGGAATGGGTAAGTGGACACGAAGCAATGCTGAAATTTGTTTGATTGGGGTTAAAAATAATATCCAACGACAATCTGCAAGCGTAAGCCAAGTAATTATTTCTGAAATATTGGAACACTCGAAGAAACCAGATGAAGTAAGAGATAAAATTGTTGAGTTGATGGGAGATATGCCAAGAATTGAATTGTTTGCAAGATGCAAAACGGATGGTTGGGATATTTTTGGTGATGAAGTTGATTCTGATATTGAACTTTTTAAAAGAGGGGAAGAAAAAAGAAAAGAAAAAGATTTAACGCAGAACACTCTATTCGGAGATTGAATATAGTATTACTGCTAACGTCCCTTGTATGGTGGCGTGGAACGAAGTGGAATGCACTATACAAATTGTTAGCTATTGAAAGTTTTTCTTGCTTTTTAAATTCGCTTCAAACTAACTTTGCTAAATGGCAAGGTCAGTAGAGTTACAAATTCAGCAAGCGGTTTGTGATTACGTTCGTTTCAAATATCCAAAGGTAAGGTTCATCTCAGACCTTAGTGGTTTAAAGCTATCGATGGGACTGGCTAAGAAAGTGAAGTATCTGAAAAGCCATCGAGGCTGCCCTGATATTATTATACTAAAACCGAATCAAGATTATTGCGGATTGTTCATTGAATTGAAGACATCAATTGAAGAAGTTATGACAAAAAGTGGCACGCTTAAAAAGGACAAGCACATCGAAGAGCAAGCTAACTTTCAACATTACTTGAATGAGAATGGATACTTTGCGACTTGGGGATTTGGCTTTGACCACGCTTGTGAGGTAATAGACAACTATTTAGCTAAACCAAAGTCTAAAAGAAAAGATGGTTAAGATTTATGACGCGGCTTGGGTTGAGCAACCTGAAAATCCATATGATGATGACCCAATTTTAAGAAATGCCTTCGCACATTTTAAGGAGGATATAAAAGTCAGAGAAACTTTCAAAATTGCTATCTATCCAGTCGACATCAAAACAGTTCTAAGCACAAAGCTGAGCGATTACGTTGTCATTCAATTGGACAATATGATGGCGTACTACATAAAATCCAGCATCGAGGATATTGTCGCAGATATAGCGTTGGCAAATGAACCTGTTGAGTAAACTTTATGAACGGCATGATGAGTGGATTAAAATGGCTGAAAGTTTTGGCGTGGACGATTACGCGGAGGACATCGTTATGGAGATGTATTGTAAACTAAATCATTACGTCAAAAATCCTGCGAGAATAATGTTCAATGAGAAGGAGGTCAACACGATGTATGTTTACATTACCATTCGAAACTTGTGCATTGATTTGATGAGGGCAAAAAACAAGGTTATAAAATACGGAGAAGAACATCTTGAAAAGTTAGCGCAGATTTTAGCCGACACGCCTTACTCAATAGAAATAGATGAACAAATTGAATTGATGCTTCAAGCAATGGAAGAGGAAGTCAAAGACTGGTCGTGGTATGACGCGAAACTTTGGCAGATATATCATACGAGAAACTATTCAATTAGGCAATTAAGCAGCGAAACGAAAATCAGCGTTAGTTCAATCTTTAATACTTTAAAAAATGGCAAGAAAAAAATCATTAGCCGCATCGAAGAAAACCGAAACTAAGTCTGAAGGCTTAGGTGATACTATTGAGAAGATAACCGAAGCAACTGGTATCAAAAAGGCAGTAGAAGTCTTTCACGAATTGACTGGCTTTGACTGCGGTTGTGAATCGCGCAAAGAAAAATTGAATCGCTTGTTTAGTTATCGTAATCAACCTGAATGCATGACTAAAGAGCAGTTTGAACTTTGGGGCGAGTATAAAAACTTTGACAAGCGCAAGGTAAGGTTATACGTTGAAACAGTTTATCCAATTATCGCGAAACTACATAGCGAGATTTTCAAACACAGATACAAAGAACCTTGCGGATGCAACCCAAGAATTTGGCAAACTTGGACTGAAGACTTGAACAAACTTTACAAACTCTACAAAGAAGAACTCGATGCCAATAACTGAAAAGGTTTCAATAAAAGACGTAAAAACGAATCCAAATAATCCGCGAATCATTCGTGATGAGAAATTCAAGAAGCTAATCAAATCTATTCAAGAGTTTCCGCAGATGCTTGAATTAAGACCTATTGTTGTCGATAGTGATATGGTAGTGCTTGGAGGTAATATGCGACTCAAGGCTTGTCAAGCTGCTGGACTTAAAGAAGTACCTATACTCATCGCTGACCAGTTGACCGATGAACAAAAAGATGAATTCATAATTAAAGACAATGTAGGCTTTGGAGAATGGGATTGGGACTTGCTTGCTAACGAGTGGGATGTAGAGGCGTTGACTGATTGGGGGCTTGAGCTGCCGTTTGACAATACGCCTGTGCTGGAAGCGGAGGAGGATGACTACGAAGCACCAAGCGAAATAAAAACTGATATTGTTATCGGTGATTTATTCGAGATAGGAGAACACCGTTTACTTTGTGGAGATAGTACGGATAGCGACCAAGTTGCTAAACTAATGAATGGAGATAAGGCGGATATTGCTTTTACAAGTCCACCATATAATGCAGGAACTACACCAACCGAAGTGAAAATGGGTAAAACTTCAAAATATGCGAATGACGATGATAATAAAACAGACAATGACTATTTAAAACTACTAACGGATTTTACAAATAATACTTTGTTGTTTTCAGATTATAGTTTCGTAAACATTCAAAGTTTATCAGGTAATAAAACAGCGTTAATTGATTATTTGTATAATTTGAAAAGTATTTATGCTGATACAATTATTTGGAATAAACAAAACGCACAACCAGCAATGGCAAATAATGTTTTAAATTCTCAATTTGAGTATGTTCATATTTTTAGTCATAAAGCGAATAGAGCAATAGGAACAAAAGAATTTAGAGGAACAATTAGTAATGTTTTAAATATTCAAAAACAAACAAAAAATAAAGTAAAAGAACACAATGCAACTTTTCCTATTGAATTTGTTTCTTTTTTTATAACTAACTTTTGTAATAATTCAGTTATAGATTTATTTCTTGGTTCAGGTTCAACAATGGTGGCAGCACACCAACTTAAACGCAAATGCTACGGAATGGAACTTGACCCCAAGTATTGCCAAGTGATTGTAGACCGAATGCACAAGCTCGACCCAACGCTTGAAATCAAAATAAACGGAAAGCCATATGACAAAAACTGAAGTATCAAAAAAGGCAATGCTCGAAGCATTAGAGAAATCGCTCGGCATTGTAACCTCAGCCTGCAAATCTGTCGGAATTAGTCGATGGACGCATTACCGATGGATGCAAGAAGATGAAGAGTATAAAAGGTCTTGCGAAGACATTAAAGACATCAGTTTGGATTTTGCCGAGAGTCAGCTATTCCAACAAATAAAAGACAACAACACAACTGCCACGATTTTCTATTTAAAGACTCAAGGCAAGCATCGCGGTTATATTGAAAGGCAGGAGGTGCAGACAACTGGTGACAACTTGTTTAATATTCATATTGTTGGCTCAGACGATGAATTATAATTCTGATTTCAAATATGATTTAGAGTTCGGCATATTAAATGGCGAAAGCTGGTTTCACGAATTAGTCACCGATAAAAAGATAGAAGTTAAATGCGACCGATTATCTGCAATTACTGGCAATGTATATATAGAATTTGAAAGTCGTGGCAAACCTTCAGGTATTGCGACAACACAAGCCGAATATTATGTATACAAATACAACGAAGAAGCTGCGTTGATTATAAGCACTGAACAATTAAAAGAACGATGCCGAGAATTGTATCGTCTCGGATTAGCTAAGAAGATAAAAGGAGGTGATGACAATACCTCAGAAGGCTTATTAATTAAACTCAAAGATTTAGTTGAAAGAAATCAAGACAAATAAAGTCTTTCAACATCTTCTTAAATCTACCAAGCGAATCACCATCGAACAAGGTGGAACGCGAAGCGGTAAAACATATAATATCCTTCTTTGGCTGATTTTTAGTTTCAGCACAAGTAACAAAGAGAAAATCATTACCATTTGCCGAAAGACATTTCCATCGCTTCGTGCTTCGGTGATGCGTGACTTTTTTGAGATACTACGAAGTTATGATTTGTATCGCCAAGAATACCATAACAAATCCTCAAGCGAATACTATCTGAATGGTAATTTAGTTGAGTTCATTTCACTTGACCAACCTCAGAAAATCAGAGGACGAAAGCGAAACTTACTTTATATAAACGAAGCGAATGAACTGAACTTTGAAGACTGGCAGCAACTTATAATGCGAACCGAAGGTAAAGTGATACTTGACTATAATCCTTCTGACTCCTTTCATTGGATTTACGACAAGGTAATGCCGAGAGATGATGCTGACTTTTACCAAACAACATACCTCGACAATCCATTTCTCGATGTTACAATCAAGAACGAGATTGAACGATTAAAAGATACAGATGAAGATTACTGGCGCATTTATGGATTAGGTGAGCGAGGCAAATCACGAGCGACAATCTTCCAGTTCAGCATTGCCGATGACGTTAAAGGTGTGCCGATTTCAATGGGCTTGGACTTTGGATTCACAAACGACCCGACTTGCTTGGTTAAGGTTTACAAGGACAATGACACGCTTATCATTGACGAGTTACTTTACCATACCAATTTAACTAATCAAGACATCGCTCAAAAGTTAGCCGAGTTAAATGTCTCGCGTTACGATGAAATTTTTGCCGATAGCGCAGAGCCTAAATCTATTGAAGAATTGCATCGGATGGGTTATAACATAAAGCCAACCGCGAAAGGTCAGGATTCAATTATGGCTGGCATAGATATGCTCAAGAGATACCGCATTCAGGTCACAAGGCGAAGTCTGAACACAATCAAGGAGTTTCAAAATTATAAATGGCAAGAGGATAAAAATGGCAATCTATTGAACCGACCTATCAACTCATTCAACCATTCAATTGATGCGGTGAGGTATGCGGTTTGGAACAAACTGAGTAAGCCGAATTACGGCAAGTATGCTCTTAGATAACGTAAAAGTATAAACGCTCGTTTTAATGGCGTTTATACAGTGTTATCATCTTTTTACATTTAGCCTCCAAATCGGGGGGCTTTTTTTGCCTGAGATACACATCGACTTTTTTGCGTTAATTGTATATGAAGGTAACCTTTGAAGTTCCAGCCACCATCTACGACCTTGAGTTAGGTCGGTATCAAGAATTCGAAAACATCATATCGTCAAATAAGGATTTGGAAGGTATGGACAATTTTCTAACCATGAAGATGGTTTCAATCTTCTGCAACTTTCCTTTACAAAACCTTGAGAAGATTCCAGTTAAAGACTATGAGAAGGTAGTGAGCCACCTGAACAGTTTGTTCAAGGACAAAGGCAAATTCAAAGAGATAATTGAAATTGACGGAATCAAGTTTGGCTTCATTCCTAAGTTAGACGATTTGACGCTTGGCGAATATGTCGACATCGACAACTACATCAAAGAGGTGAAGAACTACCATAAACTAATGGCGGTTCTGTATCGTCCAATAATCGCTAAAATCGGAAACAGTTATGTGATTGAACCATATGAAGGTTCGGAGAAATACGCTGAGACTATGCGAAAGGCATCAGTCGGTCACACGATGGGAGCATTGCTTTTTTTTTGGAGTTTAACCGCAGAATTGTTGACCGCTACGAAGAACTATTTAGCGGAGGAATCGAAGAAAACGAGTATGGAGAACGGACAACATTTGCTCGGAAATTTGGCTGGTATCAGTCAATCGACCATCTCTGCGCTGGAGATGTCACTCGAATTGATGCAATCACAAAACAA